CTGCCAGAATACTCCTTGAGCATGGTGTAAATCTGACTTGCGGCAAACACATCCCCTCCGGGTGAATTCAGCCAGACTTCAATATCGCCATCGCCGCTCACAAGCTCGGCTTTGAATTGCTTTGGTGTGATATCATCCTCAAACCAGCTCTCCTGTGCGATATATCCGTCAAGGTAAAGTGCTCTGCCTGTTTCATTTTTGACCCAATTCCAAAACCTCGGCTGGTCGCAACTTTCAGTTGCTGCTCGCCCTTGCATCCTGTTTGACATCCTTTGATTCCTCCTTTCCATTAGCCCACTTTCCAGCATCCGAAATCTTGACCATATTGCCATTAACAAGATACAGGTCACCGCCTTCCTCTGCAGGAATACGGTTCATATTTTCAAGATCTCTGATGTCATTTGTTGATAAAAATCCGTTTTGTCTACCTACTGCATAACCTTGCATCCTGCTCTGATAATCTCCTCGCAGAAGCCCATTCACATTGAACTTCACAAAATACTGCTTCTTTTCATTTTCTGAAAACAGCACCCGCTGGATAGCCTGTTCCCACCTTGTGACCCAAGGGTCAAGTGTGTACATAACAAACTCCAAACTCTGCTGTTCTATATTTGAAAAGCTGGACTTCTCAAGGTCTCCAATCATATGGGGCGGTATCCTAAAGATGCGGGCAATTTCATTAATCTGAAATTTGCGTGTAGCAATAAACTGTGCCTGTTCTGGCGGTATTCCAATTGATTGAAACTTCATACCTTCTTCCAAAACTGCTACCCTGTGAGCATTGCTGCTCCCTTGATACACAGCATTCCAGCTATCCCGAACCCTCGCAGGATCCTTTACAATACCCGGATGCTCTAAAACGCCTCCTGGATTTGCACCATTAGCAAAAAACTTGGCACCATATTCTTCTGTTGCAATAGCCATTCCAATTGCATTTTTAGCCATTGCAATAGGGGAATGTCCAACTACTCCATCAAAACCAAGCCCGGGTATATGAAGCACCTCATCACTTCTTAGTGGATACTGTTGACCTTCCTTTTGATAGAGATAGAAAAGGTCTCCTTTTTCTGTCCTTTGAGCCTCGACCCTGTCAGGCATTAACGGATAAAGTGCCATCACCTTGCCTCTACCATCCCTTATAATCTGAGCGTATGCATTACCCCATAAAAGCAAATGCCCCATCAGTGTTTCACGAAACACGAATGAGGTCATTTCAGGGTTTGGTTCGCTGTGTAAAATATAATATAGGTCATGATCTGTCGCTTTTTCTTTTCCGTTTTCGGTATAACGGTAAGTATGCAGCGGCAGACTTGCTATTGTTTCTGATAATATTCTTACGCAGGCATATACCGCTGTGGTTTGCAACGCTGTTCTTTCATTGACTGTTTTACCGCTTGAGGTACTACCAAAGAAAAAGCTCTGCACATTACTCCAAAAATTAGTAGGCGGCTTGTCTCTTGCCCTACCAAGCCACCTTTTAAAAGGTAAACCCATAATATCTCACGCTCCTAACAAAAAAATGAACAACAAAAAAGCACCTTCATTGGAAGATGCTAATATCAATTGTTTCTCACTTAATTGGGAACTTTAAATTCCCCACTTTGAATTCTTCTTAATAAATCTTTTGCACAATAAAATGCATCTGGATTTTCTTTTTTTACCCTATCTGAGTCAATAACAATTTTCAGAGCTTCTTCAACTCTGCCTGCTTCAATAATTTTAGCTAAGCAATTTACTCTTGTCCTTGTGCCACCAATATTCTTATCAAAAGTATTCTCTCCATTGTTATAAATTTCTTCAACAAGCTTGGTTTTCAAAAGATCATCCCTTAATTCATTGATACGAAGCAAAAAAGCCTCCATATACATCCCTACGAACCATAAACCTGCAGAGCGATATGTTCTAATAAATTGTGAATCAGTAATATTTATTTGCATTATAAACACCTCCTGATAAAAAATATACCATAAAAAGGTGCAGTTTGTATTTAGTCATTGAAAGTTATCAGCAATGTATAACTCACCTTTGTTATATACAACTTCTTGCTTTGCTACGGCTAAGTCATTAGACACTCCAAATTCCTCTCTCATCGTAAATACTGCCTGTTTTTGCATTTATATTAACCATAGCTCTTGCCAGAGCCATTACCAGTGCTACCATGCCATCAATACGCTCAGTTGATTTTGCCTTATCCAGCTTAATATTTTCAGCTTCATCTGTTTTTGCAGTAACATTATCCGCCATCCATGAAAGCACCGGATGCCCGCCATGTTGCAACTTTTCACTTAGCACCAGCCGCATAAGTTCCTTGGTTGGTGTACTCATACTCTGGAACCCTTGCCCAAACTGCACCATAGTCAAGCCTTCATCCTGCAGATTAAGAATTATCTGTGTTGCATTCCAGCGGTCATAGGCAATTTCTTTCACAACAAACTGAGAGCAAATATCCATAATATCCCGCTGCAAAAAGCGGTAATCGACAACATTGCCCTCTGTGGTATTAATAAAGCCTTGTGATTTCCATATATCATAAGGCACGCTATCTCTTCTCACACGAACAGCAATATTATCTTCCGGCATCCAGAAGTAGGGCAGTACAATAAATTTGTCATCCTCAGAGATCGGAGGAAAGACCAAAACAAAAGCAGTGAGGTCTGTGGTGCTTGATAAATCAAGTCCTCCATAACACTCCCTGCCTTTAAGCATTTTTATATCTATATCACCGCTACACCTGTCCCATTTATTCATAGGCATCCATCGGACATTTTGCTTTACCCACTGGTTCAAACGAAGTTGCCTGAAGATGTTTTCTTCTGCCGGATTCTGCTTTGCGTTTTCACATGCTGCCCTAACCTTATCAATGCCAATAGTAACTCCAAGTGAAGGATTAGCCTTCTTCCATACCTTTTCACTTGTCCAGTCCTCATGTTCCTCAGCCCCATAAATAACAGGGTAGAATGTAGGATCAAATTTCCTGTCAGCAATAATATCCTTTGCCTTTTGATGCACTTCATAACAGATGCTGTTTGGATCATTGCCTGCAGTAGTAATGAAAAAATATAACGGCTGCCGCCTCGCATCGCCGGATCCATGAGTCATAACATCATAGAGCTTTCGGTTTGGCTGAGTATGCAGCTCATCAAAAACAACACCATGCACATTCAGCCCATGCTTATTCGGTACATCTGCTGAAAGCACCTGATAAAAGCTGTTCAGTTCAGGATACACAATCCTTTTAATTGATGGTATGATTTTAACAATCTGCGACAAGTAGGGATGTTGTCTTACCATCTGTGCTGCAACATTAAAAACAATACTTGCCTGAGCTCTATCTGCCGCACAGGAATAAACCTCCGCACCCGGTTCACCATCAGCTATTGTGAGCAACAGGGCAATAGCCGCCGCAAGCTCACTTTTACCGTTCTTTTTTGGCAATTCAACATAAGCAGTAGTATATTGCCTTGTTCCATCAGGTTTTACTGTTCCAAATACATCACTTACAATTTTCTTTTGCCAAGGCATCAGTATAAAAGGCTTACCTGCCCATTCACCGTTGGTGTGGCTCAAGTCTTGAATGAAATCTATCGCATGTTGTGCCTTTTCTTTACTGAAATATGTGTTTCTTTTCGCAATTGCCATCACCTCCACCTCACAAATTGGCAAAGAAAAAGACACCCATATTGGTGCCTTAATCGCTGAATTGCTTTATTATCTTTGACCCGTCAGAATAAACTCTGCATATTCTTTTCTATGCTCCTCTATAAAAATAACCAGATCGTAATAACCTTTGCTGTTTGCCTCTACCTGAACACTATTTGCATCCAGCATATTGCAAACGCCACTTTCCCTGATAGAAAGAATCTGCTCCAAAACCTTGTCACTTACCATTCAGCCACCGCCTCACAATTAGGACAGTAAGCCGAGTATCTTGCGTAGCCATAACCTTCTGCCTCAATCAAAATCCCATCTTTTGAGCCTAAAGCCTTAACCAAAAGACAGTGCCAAATCCTATCACCATCAATATACATCTTTTCAATGTTATCCTTGATGAAATCAAAATCTAAAAGTAGGTTATCTGCAAAAACTCTAAAGTTATCCTCTGAAAGCTCAATAACAGCTTCCACTACAAAATAACTTTTATCCCGCTCCTGACCTGTTCGATTTTTTAATTCCTCAAGGCCTACCGCTTTCCTTGTAAAAAAAGCCTTATTCATCTCTCTTTACACCTCTGATTCCTTCAAAATTATAGTTTCCCTTCTTTATTTGCTCATGGTCTGCTTCAACTGCCTTTTTATAATCCTTGTCCAGCTTTTCTTTGTTGGAGCATGCCATGCATATGCAATCCGTATTAAACATGGACATTATCCTACCGTTTTTAAGGTCACCACCGCAGCGGTCACAATGCTTCTGATTAAAAAACTTATCCATTCCTATTGCTCCTTCCCGGCTGATACCCTTACTGCCTTATTTAAAATCCCCGTATCAAAGCCAGCGGTTTTATAGCCTTCAAGAATAGTCTCGTAATAATATCTACTTGGTACACCAAGTGGTCTACCTGCATTCATAATATAGACCATAACCTCCTGCCACTTCCCATCAAAGCGAATCTTGACCATTTCCTTACGATAAAAAGTAGGATAGCCCTCATATCTATCAAGTGCTGCTTCATCAGCAGGTTCTATCTCCCAAACCACTACCGGAACCGATGCACCTTTTTCTTTTTCAATTGTACCAACAGCACCACCGTCATTACCTCTAAATAAAAGCTTGTAACCATTTAACTTTGCGTTCCCAAGCACCTTTGCTGTCTTGCACCTGTGTGCCATTTGCTCTAAGTTCATATTGCTTCCATATGCGATATAAATAGTTTTGCTCATTGCAATTCCTCCTCAATTCTTGCCACAAGGGCGGTTTGTTGCCGCCCTGTGCCGCTTTTTATTCATGCCTCGCCCTTCAAGCCGCAGGTTGATTGAGCCAAGCTATATTGCCCTCAAGGTTTGCTAAAAGGTGCAATCTTGCTGTCTTGAATTCGTCACCTATAAGTCCGAGCCTTAGAAGCCAAGTTCTGAAGGTGTACTTATCGTTGCTGGTGACCGTTTTCTGCTTGCTTGCTGACCGCTGTGTCATTGCCTGATGGCTTATTGCCAAGCAAAACTGTATATATGCTT